TTATAAATTCATAAAAATACATAATTTTTTTATTATTTTTCTTTTCAAAACATATATGGATAGACCTTTAATTATTAGAAATTTAATTACATCAATATTAAATGAAAATAATGAAATACTTTTTAAAACAAATCTACAATTTTTTTATGATATAGAGGACGGTATTTTGCGTGATGACCAATTAAACATGTATATTAAAACAAGAATTAAGAGTGCGGATCGTAATTTAATTTATAATGTATTTCTAAACACTTATTCAGGTGAAGACAATATACTTTTTTTCCAAAATTTTAATCTAAAAATAGATAAATACCTGAGTTCTGACCATAATATAGCTGATATTGAGGATATTATCTTTCCAATACATTCAATATTTTACCGTTTTTTTATAAAAGGAGGTGCGGCGTTAAAAGTTTTTGTTGATAATTTAGAAACCGTAGGTGTGATTGGACGTGATATTCCATATATTCCAAACATAGCAATTGACCCTACAGATATTGATAGTAATCTTATAGTTAATCCGTCATTTCCAGAAGTCGATGAACTAATCGTTATATTAAAACAAGTAATCAAAAATGTATCATTAAATATGTTTAAAAAATATAATGCGAAATATTGTAAATTTAGCGAGTCTCTTGTAAAGAAAATTCAAAGAAATGATATTTTTTCGCAGAAATTATCATCACTTTTTAATAAAGATATATTTATAACTGAACCTTCAATGGAAGAAACAAATAGAATATTAGCTAATAATGGATTTTCTATAAAACCTCAAAATTCATGTATGCGATTTACACTTTTAAATATGCCAATGCAGATATGTGTAATAAGATTATTACTTTGTGTAGATATTCATGAAACGCAAGTAGTAATACATCAAACTGAAAAAGGTGAAATGGGCTTACCTAATACATTATTTGTGAGCGAAGCAGAAGCAGAATTAATTGATATAACCTTATATGAGCAAACAAATCCAAAATATAATGATATTTGGAAATGGGCAAAACAAACATTACCTTATGATAGGCGACATACATTATTTCAAGGTATACATGATATGATAATAGATATAATACAAATGAATACTGATGCGGAAACTAGTGGAAATCCATCTCTTATAGCAAAACTGGAAAAAAGAAAAATGCGTCTTGATTATCTCTATTTTCTTTATTGTAATTATAGATTAATACAAGTAATACTAGACAATAAAAATGAAATAAATGAAAAACATATAATTCAATATTGTCATAAATTAGTCGAAGAACCTTTTTTAGAACTTAGATTATCCAAAAAACAAATGAATCAAATTTTACCCTACATCATTGGTAAAACAACTATTAATATGGATCGTATTATAATTGATTTTATAAAAAACTATATCATAGTTGATCAATCATTACAATATAAACTATCAAATATTGAAGGTGTATTGGTTAGTTCAAAATTAGATAAATCAGTTTATACTTTTATATTTCCTAGTAGCGCAATAAAAACAGTTGAAGATTATATCATTACAAATATTCCTACACTATCTAAAAAGAGTGCTACACTATTATTTATAGATTTAGTTGAAGGATATAAAACTACATATATGGAGGGTAATACACTTTTTATATTTATGTGTGCTATTTTAGATAAAGTTGGGTCGCCAATTAGACAATTTGTGTCATCTGTAATAACATCATATAATGATATGATTAAATCTATAAAATCAATACACAATCAATTAATACAATCTAATCAATATATTCAAACTATGCGAAAAAGTCAATTACCAACAAATTTTCAAAAAGTAATATTACGAGAAAATATAGGTAGAATGTGTTCTCAAATTATAGACAATTCCGAAATATGGGTTGATATTATAATATTAAATAAATATGCTCCATTTAAAATTTTATGTATTCCAAAAATAGATGTTAATATTTTACAAGTTTTAGAAAGTGTTTTTGAAATTATTAATAAATATTTAATTAGTTTAGCAGCGCCATATATTATACTTTATGAACTCACTCCAGAATATAAAATAGATGTTTATTTTCGATTTGTATTTACAAAAACGATAAACGCAATAAATTTAAAGGGAGATGTTGATATACACTTTTGTCGTTTTATAATAAAATATCGAGTTTTGCCTAAAAATATTGTGGTTCTCTATGAAAATCAAGGAAACACCTTATATCAAAGTATCTAATAATGCTATTTGAGTTATATATGATATTTTTATATAAATAAATATTATATATTCTCATTTTTTTAAAATAATATGAGCATGAATAAAAATAAAATATACATTGTAATATATATAAATTTCAAAAATGTCCAAGAAGGATGATTTCGAGCATAAAGCTAGTGCTACTATTGAAAACATATTGAAAGAATTAAAAAAAACCAGCAGCGATGCTGCGTTAAACGCTAAGTTAAACACTTTGGGAAATTCTTTTACTAGAGCATTTATAGACTTTTCCCAAACGGTAGCATGTTCGCTGCTTGTGAGGGCCGCGGCCATTATTTGTGATATTACCCCAGACAACATAGACGTTATCATTAGCGCACTTAAACAGCCTTCACGTGTGTTTACCATGAGCGATGCCCCAATTGATCCATATCAACATATTATGCGTTATATGGCACGAATGCGGCAAACCGTATGTGACCGTTTCAACCCTCAGGAATCTAATTTTGGAATTATTGCCGAATTATTTTGTCATGTAGCCGTCTATTATCTCATGGAGGCGCGGATTTGGGAATACTACTCAAACGAAATATGGGATTCAAGGGATATAATAGTAATTGAACTTGCCCAGTTTGCTTGGTTCTTTCGGGGTTCCGAAGTCAATAAACGGTTTGAGAAATTGTGTCTATCAACCCCAGAGGTGTTGGTAGGGGGGATACCAGATGGGGCTAATCGTGTTGGGTGCGGTGACCCGCCTGTATATGAGGCAATGAAGATAGGTTGCATTGATGAAATTCTTAAGTATGGTGGTAGGCATAAAGATCGGCATTCGGTCGCCGTTGCGACAGACCCAACCGAACGTCGCTTTCAACAACTTATTGCATTACAAACACTTTTGTCTAAAATTGGTAGTAAGTTCCCCAAAGAGCTTAAACGACAAATAAGAGGAGGTGGTAGTCGGCGCAGAACCAAGATACTGAAAACGCGTTATCGCGCTAACAAATACGGCAAACATAAATCCATATCCCGAAGAAGGAGGTAAATTTATACACAATATCTTGCAATCTTGCATTACAACGCATTAATTCGTATTGCGCGTCAAGGAAAAACCTTATATCAAAATATCTAATAATGTTATATGAGTTATATATGATATTTATATATAAATAAATATTATATAAATAGTATATATAAAATGTTTGAAGTCGCCACTAATAATTCTTTGAATTCTTTCTCATCCCACAAGCCTGACGCAAAGATTTCTCCTATTTTAGCAGGAGGAGCTATATTTGTTGGCAAAGCTATCGCTGGTGGAGTGATTGGAACTGCCGCATCTTGGGGAACTACTCGTTTTCTTGATAATCGTTTTCCACAAAAAAAGTAATGTTATTCAATATATGAAGATATTAATTAAGAAACCAAATGGAAAATTAATCAAAAATCAACACAATTACATAAATAAAAAATAAGTACTTAGAAAAAATTGATAGAATATTATTTAATATAAATAGTTAAATAGTATTTTATATTTTGCATGAACATTACGGATGAACACATACACGAATTTATTCACTATAGTGTCGACAAAATGTGTAAAAAAGAGCCAAAAAATAAAAATATTGAACAAGAAGTTCGACAATTCTATTCTATTTTCTGGGAGAGTGACCCATTAAAAATACGCAGTTTATTTAAAAATCCGATTCCAATGGTGGATGGAAATCCAGACAGGAGATATTTAAGAAGACTTGGTAAAGAATTTTATCTCATAAAAGATAAAGGGTTTTATCGTGTGTTTTATCAAGTTATTGATATTTTACAACTAACAAAAGACATGATACATGTTATTCGTGGTAGTAGTGGTAGTAGTGTTATATGCTATTTAACTGGTATTACACATATCGATCCAATAAAAAATAATATATCATTAGCAAGATTTATGCATGTTTTGCGCGATGATATGCCTGATATAGACATTGATTTTCCAACACATTTACGTGAAGAAGTTTATGCTAGAATTTTTAAAAAATATGAAGGTCGTGTAGCTAGAATTAGCAATCATGTCCATTATGGACATAAAACTGCTTTAAAACAGGCTTTGAAAAATAATGGAGTAAAGGGGTTTATTTCAAAAGATTTTAACTATAGACAGTTATTAAAGGAACGATTAGATATTGATAATGACGAAGAACTACATGAATTGGAAAAAAAGGTTTTAGAAGAGGCTAGGATATATGATGGTTTAGAAAAGCATACAAGTCTACATTGTGGTGGTATTTTTATAACAGAAGGTTCTATTCCTGAAGACCTTGTTCTAAACGAAATTGAATCGAATGGTGTAAAAGCAGTTCAAGTAAAATTAGATAAAGATGAAACTGAAGATTGTGGATTTATTAAGATTGATATTTTAAGTAATCGTGGTCTTAGTCAAGTAATGGAAATATACGAAGATTTGTTAAATATGGGTGTAGAATTACCTAGTTTTGAAAATTTGCCTGTAGAAAATTGTGTAATGCGGTCAATTACTGAAAATAATTTAGGTCTTACATATGCTGAAAGTCGTGGAATGTATAAAATATTTCAACGTTTAAATCCCCAAACAATTGATGATATTTCTGTAGCACTTGCGTTAATTAGACCTGCCGCATCAGCAAATGGTCAGAAGAGTGAGTACCTAAGGTCTCTACAGCAACCCAATGACCCAACCACTGGTGAAAATCGTCCATGGGTTATTTATGATGATGATGCGATTGTGTATATTCAAAAGCTAATTGGTGTAGACGAATCGCAGGCTGATATATATAGAAAAGCATTTAGTAAAAGTAGCGAAAAAACAATTGGAAAAAGAAAGGAGTTCTATAAACGAATGGTAAATTCAAAAAAATATACAACTGAGCAAATTGATGAGGTTATTACACAATTAGATTGTTTACAAGAATATGGATTTTGTAAAAGTCATAGTTATAGTTACGCATATTTAGTATACGCACTTGCTTATTTAAAATATCATTTTCCTAGAGAATTTTGGAAAGCTACACTAAACCATTGCCATAGTAGTTTTCGTAGTTGGGTTCATTATCGAGAAGCAGCAATACATTTAGAATTAACACATATGAATAAGCCTTATCGTATCTCTAAAGGTGGTAATCGACTTCTTCCATTGGAAGGTGCTACACAATTGCGTTTATGTTCAAAGCGTGAGGATGATTTTTATAAACTTGGTTATTGGTGTGGGCAGGAATTTATGCCTGGCATGTATTTTATAATAAATGTTGTTAGTGGAAAAAAAATAGTGAATTTTCGCGGTATGGTAGCGACATATCGACCATATTATGATTGTTCATCGCAATCTAAATTTAGAAAGATTACTTTTATTACACTAGGATATGATAATGGTAAATATATAGATATTGTAGCAGATGGTTATTATCCATTATCTAAATTTCCAATAGTAAAGGGGCATGGTGAAATGGAAGGTGATTATATTATTTGTAAAAAAATAACAATAGAGAGGAATTTTAAAAATAATAAAAATTGATGTATATGAACTCTTTGTGAATTGTAAATTAAAATTTATAAAAAATAGCAAAAATGGAACAACAGTTAAAAGATATAAAATTAATTATAAGTGGCTTAATTTATCAAAGAGATATAGAAGATATTGTTTTTGATAATAATGGTCATAAAAATAATGACCCAGATAAATGTCATGGAAAACGTGTATTAGATGGTTATAATTCACAAGCTATTGTAGATAATAGTAATAATTTAAAAAAATATGGAAGAAAAACAGGTTTAGATAAAGAAATATTTACAATCGATAATACTAAACATTTCTGTATAGGTTGGATTAAACCTAAAGATAATAATAATGTGGGTTATAATGTTATGACATATTATTATAAAGAAATTATAATAATGGAAACTACACAAAATTGTGTAAACCCTAACCCGCCAACGTATAAAGGATTTCGTCACTATTTTACTCCAGATGTGCTATTGTTCTTAAAACATTTTCATAAAACTCAAAATACAGATAATGCTATGACCTATATACGTCAAAATCCACATTATTTTAAACATCACACTACTAATACATATGCCTTAGTATTAAAAGCACATAATACTATTGAAGAAATAATACATCAAAATAAAAGAAATATGGATAATACATATAAATTAACACACAAATTATTAGTATTAGAACTAGAAAATAAAGTTCTTAAAAATAAAATTTCGGAAATGGAAACAGAAAAATCACGTGACGTTAGTTTCACTCTGCCTAAAACTAAAACTGAATAATAAACATTATAGTTTTTACATATTACAATAGAATGATACAATAAAATAACATATAAAAATTATTCTATTACAATAGAATGATACAATAAAATAACATATAAAAATTATTCTATTACAATAGAATGATACAATAAAATAACATATAAAAATTATTCTATTATAAAATACAATAACAACAAGACATTACTAAACTATTATGGAATTTATTTATCATAAAAAGCGAGTGTGTAAAAAAACGATGCTAGTAATTAAACTATCAACGTTAATATTCCATTTTTTTTGCGTTTATTTTAACTTTGATACTATTGAAAAAGATATAAAATTTGGATATTATTTATTAACTATATTTTCGACTTTTCTATGTGTATGTAATAATATAAGATTTGAATATGCATATGTTAAAATATATGGCCAACCGTTTTTATCAATTATCGAATTTAAAGAATGGAAAAAAAAACAAGAATTGATCTACTTAACATATTTATTAAATTTATTTGAAATATCTATACATGTATTTTTTATAATAGTAAATCTTAGTTATTTAAATTTTGAAAAAAAAGAATTACTATTTTATACAATTTCCTGTTTGATTCTAGATATTTATGCGGTTTTTTGTATTTTAATAGTAGTATTATCTTGTATATTATGTTTTACATATAATGGTTCAATAATAATCTGGTATTTATTATATAAATCGCAATCATCTCATGAACCAACACGGTATTTTATTGATAAAGAAAGAGAATGTTGTATTTGCCTGGATAAAAACACAAAGATTTGGATAGAAACACGGTGTAAACATGCATTCCATTCTGAATGTATAAAGCAATGGAATACTATGAACAATAACTGTCCTATTTGTAGAAATTTATTACAAATGTAACTATTCTATAGATTTGGTGAATTTTGTTTGGTATGCCAGATAAAAAAATAGACATCTTCAAAATATTTTCTTATTTACGGATTGTAAAATAAGAAAATATTACTTTTAATTTAAAAGACATTATATTTGCACAATAATTAAGATATTATCTTAAAAAAGATTAATGTTCTTTTAATAAACGCTACTTTTTGTTTATTTACTAAATGTTGTAAATAATAATTTGTTCTTTAAATTTTTCATATGACTTTATCTTACCTATTGCTACATCTTCGCTATAAATATATCTTCTATGACTCATTCCATCACTAACTTCACAAAAGTCTATTATAGATTATCTCAATTTTTTTGTAATTCTTCTTCATTTTTTATAATATCTAAGTGTTGTTTTATTTATTCTTTTACTTAAACATTTTTTTGATTTTTTATTATTGTTTCTTTTACTTAAACGGTTTTTTGATTTATTATATTTTCCTCCCTCCGACGGGGCATTATTATAAGTGACTGGATTTTCAAGATCCCACGCTTCCAAAAGTGAGTCACCCATAAAATGAGGTCCATATATTGAATTAGCAAATCGTTGTAAATCAGCATTTAATGGGGCTATATCTTCTTCTCTATCAGGGCATAATTTTAGGGCTGCGTCGATTAATACAATTTTAAAACCATCAAAAGATTTATTAGTATATGCCCATGCTCTATATTGTGTATAAAATCGTCCTATTTGACCATTGGTTGCTTGAATTACTTCTGGAGTATATTGAATACTTTGGTTCCATACAGGAAAAAATTGTGCGATAGCTCTTGCTAATCTAGATTCTTCAGCTATTGTATCATTGTTACGATTACGCACCACCTCACCTAAAGCCCTTTCATGTTGGCTTATTAAGTTTCTTAGTTCAGCTATATCAGCAGTTGTAGTAATAGACCTACGCCCAATGTGGGATGCCGGTGGACGGGGGGGTGGTACTCGACGGGAACGGAGACGGGGTGGTACTCGACGGGGACGGGGTAATAATCCCCCTTCATCCGTCCCCTCCCCCACATCCATGTCCAAATCTTTGGAATCAATATCAGTGCGCCGGTGAATATCATCCATATTGTTGACTGGTAATAACTCTCTAAGCTTACTAATCATAATCCTAATACCATTTTTTAAACCATATAAAATACAATCTGCTAAACCAGCACCGCAACGTGCTGAATAATGATGTCCTTCTAGCGGTCTTCCATTAGCTGCGATCCAAGTTGATAAAGTATGGTCATAACCACCTACGCAAAAATTAAAATATCCAAGTGTAAATGAACCAATAATTATTTCAGCAACCCTATTTCCAAATCTAT